GGTAAATGGTGTACTTAGAGATACTTTAAAAAAAATTCAACAAGAGTATGAAAAATGGTATATTGATAATCCATTTAAAGAAGAAAACGAAGAAGAGTTTGAGTATAAAGTAATATCTGACTTAACTTCTTTAGATATACTTTCTCATCTTAATTTTAAAGATGAAGATGATTTGTATAATTTTTTATACAAAGAACATACCATGGAAATTTTTGGACATTCAGGTTCCGTAGAAAATTCAAGTATGTCAGACTTAAATGATTTTTATTTAGATATGAGAGACAATCACGAAATAGTAATTGTTTCAGATGAAATTGGAAAATCTAAACCAGCGACTTTATTTTTCATTTCTAAATTTGGATGTTTGATTGAATCTGTTAGATTTTATAGTGAAAGTACAATTAATTTACTTTGGAATTCAGTAGACATTTTACTTACAGCAAATCCTAAACTATTATTAAACCATCCTGAGGATAAAATCATTGTTAAATATGACACATCTTATAACTCAGATATAAAAACAGAGTATTCAATATCAAAGATTAAAGAACTCAAATTAAAAATAGAAGAAATAATATGATAAGTGTATTAGGAGAAAATTATTACATTGATTTAGATGTAATTGAACAATACCTTGACATGTCAGACAAGGAAATACCTGAAACTTTATCAGGAGAGACAGAAATAAAAATTAACATTATCAAATTTGATATGGTAAAAATGTTATTAGAAACAATCTTAACTGAACAAGACACTGTTGATGAAAAATTAGGGATGAAAGGTAGTTCAAACACAAGTATTCCCTTTAGAATAGCATTTAATAGTCTTTTAAATAAAAAATTAATCAATCATTATTAATAATATGGAAAACACAATTCAAGAAAAAGTATTAAACTCCATCCAAGTATTAAGAGATAAACAAGCAAGGATATATTTTTTAGTACAAGATACTAAAGGTAACGCAAAGGCTTCTATCAGACTTATTTACCAAATGGCAAAAACATTAAAAGACAACGGATTTAATCCAATCATATTACACGAAAAGGCAGAATACGCTGGTGTCGCTGCTTGGTTAAATGAGGAATATATGTCTTTACCTCATAGAGCTATTGAGGGACAAAATTTAGAAATCTCACCTGAAGATTTTTTAATCATACCTGAAATTTTTGGGTACGTAATGGACCAAGTAAAACAATTACCTTGTGCAAAAATTGTATTTAATCAACAATACGCACATATGTTAGAAACATTACAACCAGGACAATCATGGTCTCAATTTGGGTTTATGAAATGTTTAACAACATCAAACAAACAAAAAGAATATGCGGAAAGAATTATGAGACAAGCGTCTTTTGATATTATTGAGCCGTATATCACAGAATTTTTTAAACCAAAATCAACACCCCCAATGCCAATTATTGGTATTCACACTAAAGAACAAAGTGATTCTATAAACATCATTAAAGCTTTTTATTTAAAATTCCCTCAATATAGATGGTTCACATTTAGAGATTTAAGAGGTCTTTCTGAAAAAGAATTTGCCAATTCTTTAAGTGATTGTTTTGTTAGTGTTTGGATTGACGACCACAGTGGGTTTGGTACATTCCCATTAGAATCTATGAAATGTAATGTACCTGTGATTGGTAAAGTACCAAATCTATCTCCTGATTGGATGACAGAAAACAATGGTATTTGGATTACAGACCAAACATTATTTCCAGACATTATCGCAGATTATGTACAAAATTGGCTTGAGGATAATATAAATCCTGAAGTTTTTGATGAAATGAAAAAAACTGTGGAACCATTTTCAGATAAACATAAATTTGAATCATCAGTTGTAACCTTATTTAGTGGTTACTTAAACAATAGAGCGGATTCATTCGAACAACAAATTTCAAAAACAGAAGAATAATATGAGCAATAAATTATCACTTTCGGTTATACTACCAATTAAATCCTCAAAAGCAAAAAACTTTGAGGACTATTTTGAAAAGGCAATATCATCTCTTAAAACTCAACAAGTTGGTTTTGAAGAGTTAATCATTGTACACACTAATGAAGAATCATTAGTTAATCATCTTAACAATTATGATTTTGGCGATTTACAAGTATCTAAATTACCATGGGGAGAAGCTCCTAACTATTGTGAACAAGTGAATTATGGAATAAAAAACGCAAAGAGTACTTGGGTATCCCTTTTTGAATTTGATGACGAATATTCGTCTATTTGGTTTAAAAATGTTAAAACATATTCTGAAGCTTACCCTGAAACACAAATGTTTTTACCTGTAGTGGTTGAAACTGATGAAAAAGGTCTTTTCGCAGGATTTACTAATGAGGCAACATTCGCTGCAAACTTTACACAAGAGATGGGATTTTTAACTAATGAAACATTACAAGATTATCAAAATTTCCAAACAGCGGGTTCCGTATTTAAAAAAGAAATTATTGAAGACTTTGGAGGGTTTAAATCCTCAATGAAACTTACATTTATTTATGAGTTTTTATTAAGACTTACTTACAATTCAGTATCTATTATGACAATACCAAAACTTGGATACAAACATGTTAATTTAAGAGAAGGTTCAATTTTTTGGAATTACAAAAATGGTGATGAAAGAATGGTTGAAGATGAAGTTAAATTTTGGATTCAAACCGCAAAAAAAGAATATTTTTTCACTGACGATAGAGTCATAAAATATCAATCTGAAAATGTATAAATGCAAGAAACTCTATCTGCAACGACAGAAGATGTTTTATCTAAAAAAAGGGGGAGAAAGCCAGTCAATTTAAATTATTTTGATGTAAGAGAAGAAGAAGCGGTTAGAAATTTTTTAATTGCTGAAAGTTCACAAGATAAAAATAAAATTTATAACGAATTTTTAAGAGGCCCTCTCGATAAGATGATTTCATCCATCATACGACGATATAAATTATATCGTAAAGATATGGACTTTACTGAAATTCACACCGACACTCATTCTTTTTTAATGACAAAGGTTGATAAATTTAAACCAGATAAGAATAAAAAGGCCTATTCTTATTTTGGTACTATTTGTAAAAATTATTTGATGGGTCAAATAATTAAAGACCAAAAAGAAACAAATAGAAAAATTTCATACGAAGATATTTCGGCTAGTTTAGAAGAAAGAGCTGATATGAGTTATAGAATTGATGATGATATTGTGGAAACTCAAGTCGTCATCAATGAATATTTAAAAGAATTAAAAGATTTTATTGAATTAGAAAATTTAAATGAGAATGAACGAAAATTAGGATATGCCCTTGTTGATTTATTTGATAATTATGAAACAATATTTTCAGGAGCGGATAATAACAAATTTAATAAAAATGTTATTCTACTTTCTTTAAGAGAAATGACAAATTTAAGCACTAAAGAAATTAGAAGTTCTATTAAAAGATTTAAAAAATTGTACATGATTATTCAAATTAAAATGAAAAACTAATAGAAAAGTATTTATAGTTATGCCTAGACCTCAAAGAAAAGAAATTAATTTTACTAAAGATTCAATATTATCTTTAATGCAAGAAATCTACAATGAACTTGTAGAACAAAGACAGACTGCAATTAGAATACAAAATAAAATGTTATCTATGTTAAAAGACCCTGCAGATATGACCACTATTGGTCCTGTCATTGAAAAACAACAAAAAATAGTTAATGATTGTGTTGAAAAGAAAATTAGTCTTTCAAAACTTCAATCAGGAATTTGGGAAAAAAGTAATAATAATACTGAATCATTCTCAATGGCAGATTTAGATGATGATATAATTCAAAATCTAATAGATAAAGATGTTTCAAATGACGAAGAAACTTACAGAATGAGATAATATATGGAATTAGATATTAACTCGGCAGCGGAATCCATTCAAAGTAAAATCCAATCAGCAAAAACTTATTTAGAAGTTTCTACTGCTGGAAAGGATTTAGTTAAAAATGCCGCTAATTCTGCTACAAAATCTACAACACAGTTAACTACACAATTAAATAAGATTAAAGACCAACAAAAAAGATTTCAAAGGGAGCCACCTAATTCAATGTCCCAAATGTTGGCATTTGTAAATCAACTTAAAGGTTCTGGGTCAGGTACTTCTTCATTTATACAAAAAAAAATGTTGGAGATTGCCGCCATAATAGAACCAAAACTTGCTGGTATTGTTAAAGAAGAAACAATTAAGGCTTTAGGATGTTCAATAGAACAAACATTTCAAGGAACTGACCCTGCGACATTACAATCAACACCAATGGCTTTGTTACCGCAAGCCGATGGTATTTACATACCTGTTAGTTCAATTGACCTTTTTTCAAATTTAAAACAATCTCCTGAGACTGATTTTGGTAAAATTTTTTACGAAAAAGAACAACCTTCAGCAGATTCAAAATTTAAACCGTATGGTGGTGATGTAGCATTTCCAATGAACAAACAACTTTATACTTTGATGACTCAAAATAATCAAGGTAGGTCTTTTAGTGATATTAATGGTCAAAATTATTTAGGTAAATCAGGTCAAAATTTATTTGATGTCCAATATTCAAATACAAATAGTTTTGGAGTTACCGGAGATTATTACAGAGTTATATTACTTAATCGTACAAATGATTCAGGTAATGTTGGTAACCAAGTCGGAGAATTTTTATCTGATTATTATAGTTCTATCAAATTAGTAGATAATGTTGATATTACCGCAAATCTTATAAACCTTATTTCAGGAGCGGTTAGTATTAATCTACAAGCAGGATTTGGACAATTAGAGCAATTAACTAAATTTGAATTATTAATACAAAGAATTTTAGGATTATGTTTTGATAATAGAAGAGAAATTGATGTTAGTGGGGTAGCTAAAATCGCTGAATTAGATGGTGTTGATGATAGTTTTTATGAATTAACTGAAGTTGATTTAAGAAATATTCAAGTTAAAATTTCTAACATTCAGAATGGTGTGATGGAATTTGAAGACTGTAATAATATTAAATTACCTGTCGATAGTGAATCACTTATTAGTCAATTAATTGAATTTAGAGAGTCAACAGGGAAGACGGTTGCACAACAAGTTGCATTTGTTGAACAAATGATAGATTCTATTTCTGAAAATCCAGAATGGAAACTTGCCATTCCTGCAAATTTTGATGTTAAAGTTTCAATAAACACTAATATTATTAAACAAATACCGTTAGCGGTTGCCGCCAGTGTGTTAAGCCCAAAAGTATTATTACCTCTATACACATTATTATCCGTAGTTCAATCAGGGGCAACATACACATATAATCAGGCAATTACAAGTGCAAACACTGCGACACAATCGGTAAACACTATTGGTAACGCAGGAGCAAATGTTAATCAACCAAATAGTAATGTTGTAACAAATGCGTCTGATTTTTTAAAAGTATACAAATCATTTTCAATACAAGTAATATCAAGAGTTAATTCAGAATTTTTAAAAGCGTTATTTGAAATATTAAAAAAAGAGATTATTAATTTAATGTCTGAAATAGTTATTGACCTTGTTAAAGAAAGATACGGAAAAAAAATCGCAATGATTTTACGATTAATTCAAATTGCATTACTTATTTCCCAATTAATTGATGATTACAGAAAATGTAAAAATTTATTAGATAATATTTTATTATTACTTACAACAATTGGACAACTTATACCTACTGCTCAACCTGAAATACCATTACCACTTTTAGCATTGGCAGGGTCATTACCTGGTATATCCGCAACACAAATGACCATGAAAACAATACAAGCGTTACAATCGTCAGGTATGCCAACAGGACCTATGCCCGATGGTAGTCCAAATTTGATGTTACAATTTAATTCTTCGTCAAATAAATCAGTGGCGTCAAACATAACAGAAGATGGTAAAGTATACACTGTTGGATTAGCTACTCAAACAGGAAAATTTATGTAATATGAAAAACGAAGAATTTGAAAATATAATTAACGAACAAAAAAATTTAAAAACTTTACCTAACAATAAGTTAGTTGAATTTATGGATTTATTATCATCAGATTTTGAAACCACTAAACAAACAATCATTAATACAACTCTTTATTTAGATAAACTTGAAGAATTGTATAATAATGTGTTAAAAGCATACCAAGAAAGAAATAATGGCTGATAATTCAATATTTTTCCAATGTAAAGTATTAAATACTGAAGACCCTATGATGTTAGGTAGGATTAGAGGTATTAGACTAATAGATAACATAGATGATATTTTAAAAAGTGTCACTGACCCACCATGGAATGAAGAGAAAGATATTTGGACTTCAAGAGACCCTTTAGTCTTTAATACTTTATTACCGTATTTTGTTTACGCAATACCTAAAGTAGATGAATTAGTCCAAGTTATTTTTATGAACAAAGATTTTAAATATCAAAATCAATATTATGTTCAAAACACTTTTTCAACTCCAACAGCAACCTTTAAAGAATTTTATTATGGTGGTAATAAATTCACAGGTACGGGTACGCAAATTAAAAACCCAAAACCATTAAAAAATCAAGATGGTTCCTATACTGATAATAGTGTTCATGAAGGTGTATTTCCCCAACCTGGAGATAATGCAATTTTAGGTAGAGGTAGTGCTGACCTTATTGTAAAAGAAAATGAAGTTTTATTAAGAGCGGGTAAATTTAAAGGTCAATATTTAAAAGAAAATGTTATTCCTGTTGCAAATCAACAAAGAGGGTTTTTACAACTTAGTAAATTTCAATCTACAAAAGAAGAATTATCTCCCAAAGTTTATTATGAACTAAAAGAAGATGTGGTTCTTACAAAATATTTAATTGAATGGGTTGTTATTAACCCTGAAAACCTTTTAGATAAATTTACAGGGGCGGTTTATTTATACCAATTAAAAGCAGACTCCACAACAAATTCAAAAAATTTAACTTTAACCAGCGTAGTATCTGAAAATTTAAAAAAATTAGTTGCGACAGTACCATTTATGGCGTTATCAAAATTAGAGACTATTAATTTTATTAATGATTTTATTAAAACTTGTAATAAAACTAATGTTACTGAAAGTGGTGTACAATTATTTCCTGATAACAATGATAATAATAAATTCCCTATGTTTTATAGACCAAGTAAAGCTATGTACTCATTATTGGTACCATCAACAGATGAAGGGGCGTTTGCAAATAGTGCGGTTGTCAATAATGTTAGTGAAATATACCGAGGTATTAAACTTAGTCCCGCACTTAAAGGTGGGTCCGGTTTAATTTACTCAAAAAATAAAGTTGGTATTCCACGAACACCAATTAAAAAAGTTGTTCCTCAATTTAAATATGTTAATGCCGAATCTTCATATGGTGCGTTAGGTAGTAGTAAAGTATTTTTATTATCTCATAATTCTCAAATACCTGGTAAAGAAAGAATTAATTTTGCTAACACTCTTTATGGTATTTCTTCTGAAAAATTTGCCAACGATATAATGCCCAATACATCAAGTATGGTTAGAGGAGAAGAGTTATTAGAGTTGATTGATATGATTGTTAGATTCCTATTAACACATACACACTCATACCCAGGATTACCTCCAGTACCTATAACACAAGACGGTTCTAACGCTGATAAAATTCTTGAAGAATTAAATAATTCATTAGAAAAAATACTTAACAGCAATATCCGACTTAATTGATATTTATATTAAAAAGGTAAATGTCAATTTTAAGGTCATACATAGATAAAAATAATACCATCGTATCAAACTCATTTGTTAATACAGGAAGAAACCCTGTTATTGAGTTAAACTTTGGTGCTTCAGATTTAGTAGTTCCTAACTATGGATACTCAAGATTACTCTTTAACTTAGATTTATCTTTGTTAGAACAAAATGTTGCTACAGGTGTAATATCTACAGGATGTACTTCAGCAATGACTCATACATTAAAGATGACAAACACATCTTCATTTGATAATGAATTACTAAATTCGTTTATGTCAAATGAAAGAAGAAGAGCAACATCATTTGATTTAATATTATTTAGAATACCAAAAACTTCAGGAACAACAGGTACCTCACAGTATTGGGATGAAGGTGTTGGGTATGATTATAATGATTTTAATATCGCAAAAAATAGTGGTGTGGGTGGTTCTGCACCGTTAACATATGTTGACAGTAGAGCATTTTCCACAAGACCATCAAATTGGTATCAAACAACTACTATTAATGATTGGTCACAGCCAGGTGTTTATAGTAACACAAATAGTGGAAATGTTAATTTTTCAGGACTTACAATTGTTGCAAGACAACATTTTGAGTTAGGTAATGAAGACCTTAACATGGACATGTCAAATGAAATTAATAGTATCCTTAATGGGACATTGACAGGAGTTACGGGATGGGGAGTAGCTTATTTACCCCAAATAGAAAATATTACAGGTTTAACCGAAAGTTATAGTGTAGCGTTTTTCTCAAGACATACTCAAACATTTTACCAACCATACCTTTTAACAAACTATGATGATATTGTAAAAGACGATAGAAATCAATTTTTAAAGAGTCAAATTAATAAACTATATTTATATGTTTATCAAAACGGTGATTTAGTAAATTTAGATTCAACACCAATTGTTAGAATTGAGGACCGAAATGGAAATGCTGTTTCCGGTATGGCAACTTTATCTACTTGTTTAAAAACAAAAGGAATCTATGAGGTAACTGTCCCTAATGGATTTACAGGAGCAACACCATGTCAATATTATGATGTGTGGTCAGGATTGACAATTAATGGTCAAGGTATCTCAAATGTAACAAATCAATTTGTATTACAAGAATATAAAGCGGGTATTCAAATTGGGTCAGTATCTAAAGACCCACAAATTTATGGGTTTAATTTTTATGGTATTTTACAAAACGAACAAATTCTTAACTCAGATATCAGAAAGGTTGGGGTGACAATTAAAAAGGCTTACACCGCCCAACAAATGTTATTAGATGTTTCGGCGTTTTACAGAGTATATGTTAAAGAAGGAACAACTGAAGTACAAGTACAAGATTGGACACCTCTTAGTAGAACACCAAATGAATATTTTTTCATGTTTGATATGAGAGATAAAATACCTAACCAATATTATGTGGATATTCAAGTGAACACTTCAGGTGAAAAAGATACTTATAAGAAACAATTAACATTTAATATCGTAAATAGAAAATAATAAAATATGGGGCCAGTTAAATTTCACATTACAAATAATTCAGGTTTAAGTTTACTTGTAATGAATAGTCAAATAGGTAATATTGGAGGATGTAATAATAATGAAACATTTGATTACGAATTTGATTCGTCATTCACAAACAATACTAACGCCATTAGGTTTTACGACCCATCAACACCAGGAACTTTTACAGATGTTGCAGGTTCTTCTTGGTCAGGTGGTGGAAGTGGATTTGACCCAGGATGGCAATCACCATTCACAATTTCCGCTAGTGGAGATTATAACGGTGTTCTTTTTAACGCCACTCAAAATGGGTGGATTGAATTACAACCTTGGAACTTAATGGAAAACGGTGGTAATGTTAACATAACTTTTATAAAAATTTAAATACAATGGCAAATAGAATAGTAAAATTAACAGAATCAGATTTAACAAGATTAGTTAAAAAAGTTTTATCTGAAGAAAGAGGAGTAAATTATATGTTCTTTAGTAATTTAGTCCAAATAAAAAGACAATGTGAGATTATGTTAGAGATGGACCATGACCAAATTGATGAGATAATTCAAAATGGACATGATTGGGCTGATGACCATATAACCGAAGCAAAAACTAATATAGACCAAGTATTTGATTTTTTAATGAATGAAGAAAAAGGAGGGATGAATAACGAATATGATATGGTAGAAGAAGGTCGTAAAAAAACAGGTACTAAATTATGTGCTCGTGGATTAGCCGCAGCAAAATCAAAATATAAAGTTTACCCTTCAGCTTATTCTAACGGTTTTGCCGTTCAAGTTTGTAAAGGAACAATTGCAGGACTTGACGGGAAAAAACATTGTTCAGGTGCATATTGTTAATATGATAAAAAAAGAGAGTTAATTACTCTTTTTTTTATTTAAAATAGTTTGTAATATAAAAAAAACAATTATCTTTGTTGAATAAAAAAATAAGGATAAACTAATGAGAAAATTTTATAGCAGACTTTTTAAAAGATTAAGATTAAAAATTTATATTCTTTTTAAACAATATTTTTTAAATCGTAAAAAAAACTATAATCGTAATGAAATTAAATCTTCAGCAATTTTTAGAAAATTAATTAACCATCCTGATTCCACGTTTTTAATTGCACCATTATCCGAAAAAAGATATATTAAAAACGAACCATTAGGAATATTCATTTTATTAAATGGTTTAAGATTAAACATTACAAACCACATTTATAATTATGATATTGATATTTGCCAAAATTTATTTGATAAACTCTCTTCAATATTTGATGAAAAAGTTGAAAAAAATAGAATGGAATTTGAGATAGAGATGCAAGGACAAATTCAACACTCTTTATCAAAAATATTAGAAAAAATTACTAACGAAAGTTCTCTCTGAGAACTTTTTTTATTAACTCTTGTAACTGTTCGTTTTTTGGTTTATAAGAAGTCATTTTAGGCTTATTACCCGTACCTGATTTAGAGTGTGTTTTTTCAGCCTTTCTTTTTTGTTGACATGCAGACCTTTTTTGTGAGTCGGTCATTTTACTGGCAACACCGGCAGCACGACATTTAGGATATCCCTTATCACTAGCCTCAGGTCTACCACACGGAGGATGTCCCCCACCTTCTTTTTTACGACAAATATTAACCCATGGTCCTTTTGGCTGTGAACTTCCTTTTGGTTTCTTTTTAGTTCCAAACCAAACCGCTAAATCTTCTTTTAAAAAAGATTCTTTAAGTGGACCAACATCTCGTTTAATTATTTCTTCAGGACTTTCGACATCTGATATACTACTACCGTCTTCATCATTTTGTCCTGTATAAAAACTTTTTAGATATGTATCAATACGAGATAATTTTTCAGTATTAGCTTCTATTTTTTTTCTTTCTTCAGGACTTTCTAAATAATCACCATCAGCTTCTTCATAAGCCAATTCCGCATTAGTGTATTTGTAAACAGGGGTATTGAATGGCGCCAATTGGTCTGGTTTCCATTGTTGTGGTGCAAGAACAATTGGAACTTTATAATGTCCTGATGAACCTGACCCTGTCGCTTCCCTTATTGATTTTTTATTCATATATTTAACTTAACCATAAATATCCATTTATTATTAAAATTATGACAGAAAAAGAACCTATGGGGTTATTATTTGATTCTATCGCATATTATACTCCCGAAGACATTGATAAATTAACTGATAATTTAACAATTGAACAATCATTTTACATCCTTGCTCAGGCAATAGAATATGCTCATAAAGCTAGATTGTACGATTTAAGGGAGACTGAGCTAGTTTCCAAATCAATTAGGATGGTTAATACTCATTTAACCAAATCTGAAGAATAAAAAAAGGGTCTCACGGGACCCTTTTTTTATTTATAATTTATTTCCACAAGACGGACAAAATTTAAAATTTGTTTTTGTCTTGGTACCACATTCCGTACAATATTGTCTAATGTCTTCTGTGGTTTTATTCTTAGTACTTAATGGTTGTAATTTAAAACTAATTTCATGTGATGTGTGATAATTAAAATTCTCATATGAATTAGTAAAATTTTGTTTGGATTTATCACCTTTCTCAACTCTGCCGGTTTCAAGAGATTTTTTACTTCTAATGTTTGGTCCCGCAAATGTATTGGTTATAACGCCAGCAGTATTAGTTGAAGTATTAAACGCTGTTGATGAAATACCTGAAGTTAAATTACTTGTATTTGTAGAATAATTGTGAATGTTTGTTGTTGTTACACCCATAGGTTGGAATGAACCCGTACCTGAGTGATGTAAATTTGTGTAAGTAAGTCCATTTGTATAATAGAAATTATTTCTAATAGGTTCTTGTTCATCATAAAACTCAATTCTAACATCCCCATTCAAATCGATTGCCGATATGTTTTCAGGAGTATTTTTAATTTTATAGGTACTGAACTCAAACTTGTTGTTAGTGTCCAAGAATCGTTCTAAAAACATCCTCTGACCTGGTCTTAATACAACCCCACTTGTTGAGATGTATTGACCATTCAATTTGATTTTTACAAGTACCGATTTTTGTTTTGGATTATGGATTTCGAATTCGAAATTATCTTTGTCATTTAAGAAGATAATGTGGCCGTTATAGACCTTAAGACGCGACTTTTTCTTTGTAATGTGTGCAGTCGGTTTGCCCACCGTAGTTGAGTAATTCATTTTTTAATTTTATTATAGTTAATGACTATGTTACCAATACCTTCGTGTCCGTGAATACTCAACAACCTTTAAGGTTGGGGACTGATAAACTAAAATCTAATAATAAATATATTCAAAATATTTTTGGAATCAATAAAAATGTGTATATTTGTACAATAAAAAAATAAAACAGTCTATGAAAAACTTAATCGTAATTTTAATCACAGTAATATTTTTAACTTCATGTGTAAGTCAAAAAACTATTGAATTAGCAAACGGTAAGATGGTTACCGAAAAAAAATTCAAAAGAATGTGCCATAAAGCTTATAAAAAAAGTTTTGGTAAAATGTCAAAAGAAGACAAAAAATTGTTTGAAGATGTAAAGATTTCTGTAGATACCTTATCAGGTAACTAATACTTACTTAACAAGTTTAATATAGTCACCCTCTTTATAGGTTACTTTATTTATAAGTGCACTTTGTAATACTTTATACACATCTTGAGTTGGTATAGTTATAGACCTTTTATCCGTAACTGGTGTTATTGTTTTACTAGCCATTAATGATTTACCAAGAGATTCAGGTGTTTCATTTATAGGGCATTTAATAAACCTGATAAGTGGTTTTTTAACTAATTTAACCCTATCTCCAAGACTAACACCATGATTATTACCAAATCTATTATGAATTACCAAATAACTACCATCTTTTTCAGGTGTAGATTTTATAAATTTATTATCGGATAAAAATTTAACTCTTTCCACCATATCTGTTGTGACCCCAATAGGGAATTCTAATACTTTACCTGTAGGTTTAACATTAATCGGGGTTTTTTCATCACCTGTATTTTCGGTTTCAGTCCCTTTTTTCTTCAAATTACCACAGTTGTCTAAAACTAAAATAATTTTATCAGCCGTGTCTCCAAATTCTGTTAATGATGGAGAACATCCCCAATAAATAATAGAATTTCCTTTACTGATTTTAACTTCAGGAGAACTTGAATGGCATTTATTTCCTGACAAACATTGTAAACTAATTATAATATCTTTACTTTTGTCACCTATAATTTGTTTTGCTTGTTCATCTGTTACAACAATTGGTCCGCTGGTCTTACTCTTTCCATCATATTCATTATTTAAATTAGCAATACCAATTTCAACACCATTTAATTTAATCGCAAATTCAGCTTCATTACATCTATGGTCACCTCTACATGGAAACCTTGTGTTTTCAACTGAGTTATACATAACCTCTACAGTTAAACCAACAACACATTCTGCAGGAGATTTTAATTTTAATTCTACTTTAACAAATCTTTCAGGTTTATATTTTTCGTCGTTAGGATTATCAATTCCTTTAGTGTATTTCTCTGAACCAATAATAACTTCAGGTGCCTCAAATATTGGTTTATTTGAAATAATACCTTGACTTACTAAGTTATCAAAATATTTGGTCAAATATTCTTTCATTGTTGTTGCTCTTTTTTCTGAAAGATATCCAGGGTCAACTTTTGGGCGTGCAGGGTTTTCATTATCAGTATTAGTTACCTGAGATTCTCCGGCAATAATTTTTACATAAACAACTCTACCTTTTTTTGATGTTAAAAATTTTGCAGCATTTGCTAATTGACCATCTAATTCTTCTTTACCTTCAGGTGATAAAGATTTCCATTTTCCATTTGAGAAAAAACTTTTTCCTTCGAGGGTTATTTCATCGGGATTTGTTGAAGATTGAACTGCAGAAGTGTTTTGTTCTTTTATTAAATATAAATTTTTTGTTGCACTCTCATGCATCATCAATATTCTTTTAACTTCTTTCGTATCTATATTCCAATTTTGTTTAATCATTTTACTATTTTATTATAAATACTCTATAATAAAAAAAAGGGTTCCATTAGGAACCCTTTTATTGTTAAATAAGATATTGATTATCTCAACTCTCTTAAGTCAAATGTTCTTACACCATCAACTGTAATTCTACCGTAGAAACGGTTGTTTACCATTTTCTTAGCGTATCTAGTCATGATACCTTTGATTGGTGTGAAGTTGAATGGGTTATACATTGTTGGAGTTAATTGTAAAGGTACGTACGGTGCGTAGATGTAACCTGTGTCTAACAATGATGTTCCTTTGTGACCCAATAACACTTGGTTTGGTGGGAAATAAGGGTCTCTGTACACTTGGTAACGACCTGCTAAAGTACCTACTCTTTCAATACCCATGTTGTATTGGTCTTGCTCAGGAGAAGCGTTTGATACGTGGAAGTATTCTAAATCGTCAAAGATAGCTGAGATTTCAGAAGAAACAACAATCCAGTTAGCTCCACCTCTTAATGTAGATTTGTGGATTTGAGCTGAGATTTGGTTAATCGCTGTGATAAGCGTTTGGTTCCAGTCTTTTTGAGTATAAGGAACTGCAGAAGAACCTAAACGTTTCCAACCATTGTAATCCCAACGTAAGTTCCATGCTGCACCTTTACGTAAATCTCTTAAGATTTCACGGTCGATTTCAGCTGCAACTTGTTCAGATAATAAAGCCGTTAATTCAGCTTCAGCATCAATGTTGTGGAATGCCGCAACGTCTTGTGCCATTTCTGGAGACCATTGTGCTCTTAATTTTCTTTCTGTTACAGAAACTGTAACTGACATAAGGTCGAAAGATACCTCACCGATTCTATCTTCAAACTCTAAGTTTTTGTAGATTCTATATTTAGCAGTGAACGCACTATCTAAAGCTGTTGTAGATGAGAAAGTTGAACCTGTATAACCGTCCATTGAACCACCACAAGTGATACAAACCGGTACTTGTAAATCAACCTCTAAGTAAATTTTACCTTGAGCATCACATAAGTTGTCATATTGACCACCATCAGTTTTACTGTTAGGGAATACTAAAGTTGAGTTATTGTTACCATATTGAACAATACCTTTACCATATCTTTGAGTTACAACTCTAAATAAGTAAGGGTTATTAACATTTGCTGCTGTTGTAGGGTTACCCGCAACACCATAAACTGTTAAATCAGATAAGAACGCTTCGTTATCCATCGGTTGACCGTCAGGACCGATTAATTTACCTGCTCCATCAGATGCAAAACCTGACATTACAATAAGAACTTTTCTATAGTTATCTTCACTATAACCTGAAGGAACTAATTGGTCCGCTAACCATGATACAGTAGTAACCGTAGCTGTGATTGCAGAAAATTGTCCTTTTGAATAGTCAAATAAACCTGGTGGGTCTAAAGCTGGTTCATTACCTTCGTAGAATCTATCATAAAGGTCTTTAGTGTTGTTATAGTCATAACCACTGTTTGGTGTTTGTGCGTCAGACGCGTTTGGTGAACCATACGGTGCGTAGTGGATACCTGTGTTTGCGTTTGATTCATCAGTGTATGCTTGAATATTTGGTACGAAGTAGAATAATTTACCGATTGGTAAGTTCATAGCTTGTACTGAAACGATGTCATTTGACAAAAGTTTAGAGAATACTCTTCTAACGATTGGGAAAACCACAGTTTCAAATGCACCTGTATCAGATGTAGATGATGCTTCGTTAATTAAATACGATGCTTGGTTTTCGTAAAGTTGTGCTACGTTTTCTCTCATGTGACCTTTAAGACCCTCTAAGAATCCTAATTTGTCCCATTTGTTGATTGTGTCTTCTTTGATAACTTTAAGGTGTTTTAACCCGATGTTACCAACTAGACCTGATTCTAATAATGCTCCCATTTTTTTGGTTTTTATTAATTTTATTTATTTTTATTTTTTTACCCTAATTTACTCATCAAATCCTTCATTCTCATGAATTGAGGATTTTCGTAAGTTTTAGATTCAATTAGTGTAGATGATGAACCTGAAGAAACTTGTTTTGTTAATCTTGTTTCTACTGATTCATTAATTGATTTTGTATCTGGTTTAGATAACTCACCTTTAATTGACTGATAAAGATTTTTAGATTCTTTTAAAGTTTCAACATCGTCAAATCTTCTTAAGATATTTATTTTCTCTTTTTTAGTAGTCGAATGTTCAGTGAACAATCTAGTCGCATACGCTAAGTTTGAATTGAAGATTGCAACTTCGTTAAGTTTTTCTCTGAAAATATTTAACGCTTTTCTGTATTCTTCATTTTTCTCTCTCAACATATTAACTTCTTGTTGAGTAGATTCTACTTTTACTCCACTATTACCATAAACATAATTTCTGTTATTAGTAATACCTTTTCTAAGTCCTCTACCTTCTTTGGAACCCATTCCATAAGTTCTAGCAGCTTCTTTAGTTTCTCTCTTTTCAAAACCTGCGTCATCTCTACGAGCTTTAGTCGTTTTAAGGTCTTTTGAAGCAATTTTACCATGTTTCATTGCTAACCTTTCATCTTCTTTGTCTTTGTATCCTTGACCTTCTTTTGTTTCTGCCTTAACAACTTTGGATTTTCCTTCCATATTTGCACCCGCTTTGTATTCAAATTTTGCTTTACCAGTACCCACTGATTTAGGACCTTGTTTTTTGTCCTCTTTAAATCCACCCGCAGCTTTATCTTTGTAAGTGAATTTAGGTCCTGAGCCAATTCCAACACCTTTAGGTTTAATTGTTGATTTTGCTTCTCTAACAGTTTTTCTTCGGTTGTAAGATTCGCCCAAATCTTCGTCTTCGTCTTCTTCGTCTAACATATCGTCATCCTCTTCGTCTAACATATCGTCATCCTCTTCGTCTAACATATCGTCATCCTCTTCGTCTAACATATCGTCATCCTCTTCGTCTAACATATCGTCATCCTCTTCGTCTAACATATCGTCATCCTCTTCAAATTCGATTTCGTACATAACTTCTTCGTCGTCTTGGTCTACTTCAATATCTGAAGCGTCACCGTCTTTAGAAAAGATTGCGTTAATTACATCTTCTGTATCAACATCGTGTTCTTCATCCATATCTCCATCCATATCTTCGTAATATTCTTCTTCAGATTCACCAAGCTTAACTAGATATTCTTCATCAGAGTCATTGTCAGTTAAGTGAATATCGTTACCATCTTTTTTTACTATGATGCCATCTTCTTCACCCATTGCTTTAAACACCTTAAGAATTTCTTCGTCAGAAGCGTCAGTTAAGTCTATCGGACTTTCTTCAGAATCAGTATCCATGTCAAAATCCATGTCTACGTCATCATCTTCATAATCAGTATCAATGTCAACGTCAACATCTTCCATGTCGTCGTCATCCATATCAACATCTAATTCAACCTCATCATCATCTTGTTCAGATAAAGATTCTTTTACTAACTGATTGATTTCTTCCTTCATAGTTGAAGCAAGTATTCCTTTTGCATTTTCGGCTATCGCTTCTTCAACTTGTCTCATTTGAATAAGTGCCTCTTGTACTAATTTGTTATTTTCTTGCATGAAAAATTAATTATTTATAACTTATAAATAGTTCCAATATGATAAAAATTCAATTTGACCATATTGTAAACAAAGTTTATTTTATTACATAAATATTACCTAAACAAAAAAAGTGGCCCTAAGACCACTTTTTTATTTTTTAAATTGTTAATTAATTACTCAATAACTTCGTCAATTTTACTTTCCGATACTGCCGTTATTCTCCACTCATGAGTAAACCCCTCATATTTTTTTGTAACTTTTGCCTCAACATCTGTTACAGAATAACCTTTAACTAACTTCTCTTCTCTGATTTTTCTAATCTTACCTGTATTCTCATCAGGTAAATCATACTGAATTTTTGCAACAAAATACTTTTCTTCCATGTTTGTGTTTTTTTATTTTCCTAAAAAATCGTTTAATTTTCTCATTAAGTCAACTTCTTTTTCAACAACTCCATTATTTTGTTTGTATTTTTTTTCTTCGTCTAAATTTTCTTCGTACTTATCTCTATCTTCAGCATTTGAAAATAAGTAAGCTCCTGGTGTTGATGGAGATGACACTAAGTCAAAACAGATTAATTCAAAATCATCTTGTACTTCATTTCTTTCCCCAACTTTTTTAAGTGAACCAACCCCACGAGATGAAATCCCTAAAGTAACTCCTTGTCTCATTAAGTTTGCTGCTTGGTCTCCTTTAGTTGAAACAATCCCTCTTTCGTGAAACCCTGGTGAAGTTAATAATTTTAACTTACCCATTAAAATATTTTTATCCCACCATATATCAGTAATGATGTGGGCTACTCTATCTAAATCAATAAGAGATGATTCAGGGTGATTTAATTCAGAAGTTGATAACCCTTTAGCAATTGTTTGTTTGTAGTTATCTGCTTCTCTTTTAAGGATTCTTTCAGGGTATGACCTACCATTTCTGTTTGGTGTATCATATTTTTGTAGTACTGCATAAAATTCAAATGGGTTTCTATAATCCATTTCTTTAGCTTCTTTCAAAACAATCTCATTGTGTTTCTCTTTAGGGGAAACCCAACCCGCATCTGTTTCAATTAAAATTCCGTGACCAGTCTCACTTGCCTCTAATATTCTTAACTTTTTCATTTAATCTTTTATGATAAATATGCGGTAATCAATAGTTTATTATTCATTAGTTTTTTTTGATGTTGAAAAATCAAAATATTTGTTTTGTAGTATGTTGTTTCTGAATACTGATTTTACAATTATTTTAATTGAATCTTTAATTTCAATTGATTTAAAATCTAATTCAGAGTTTGTGTATAGGTTGATTTCTAAATTAAAAAAAGATTTTTTTCCGTGAGATATTCCACTAGTTCTAAGGTCTAAATCCACAATACTTTTATCTTGAAATAATTTAGTGTTTATTGAGTCATAGACAGAATGTTTTATTTCTCTTCCTAAATTAGAAACAATTCGGTTCCAATTATCATAATCTTCTTTTGGGGTTACCCATGATTGTATGTTTATGTAAACAGATTTTAGATTTTTAGAATCTACTGTACCGTAGACGGATTTAATTGGATTGTATAAATTTAACTTTACACTTTTTCCCTTTTTCATTAATTTTCATTATTATATGTGTTTATGTTCTACAAAAAAATAAGACATATATCTCAAATTGTCAAAATTTTTTTAAAACAACAAGATATTTGTATATTATATGATAATAGTAAAAATTAATAGTGGGGATAATATTGAAAGAGCTTTAAAGACTCTTAAGTCCAAAGTCATTAAGACAAAACAAAACCAAAAATTAAATCTGAGAAAAGAGTATACAAAAAAATCTGTACTTAAAAGAGCACAGATTTTAAAGGCAAAATATATTCAAAGTAAAAAAGATAATTTAGATTGATGATTCAAGATTTTTTAATCTTAAAAAATTCATTTGGTCAAACTTTTCGTCTTTTAATTTATTAATTGTTTCAGAAATTCTTGTTTTAATTTCATTTTCTTCTTCTTTTTCTAATAATGTTTGAAGTTTAGAAATCGCACTTTCACGAATAACTTCAAACTTATCTTCCAAAACTTTAGTGTCTTCAGAAACAAGTTGTATAAATTCTTTTTTAGAATTTTCATCTAAGTTATCCAAATAATTTCTTAATGTTTGGTTAGCGATACTAACCATAGATTTTATGGGAATATTAATGGATTCTTTAACCGTATTAGGTTTAGAGGTAAGGATAGAAACTATATTTTTTTTAGATTCAATTCTTTCTATTAAGTTTAACTTTTGAGTATAAACTAATGTATCAATATCGTTATAACGGTTTTTAACCGATTCTGATATTGTTCTTGGTAATTTAATTGACGGTAAAACTTTTTGTAATAAAGAAATTCCTTCATCCAAAAATTCTTTGGCATCAGACTCACTTAACCCTTGAGGTGTACTCAATTGGTTGTATAGGTCATAAGCTTTTGACATAGATTTATTACTCAAAACATTATGTTTGAATTCTCTCAATGTCTTCTTGAAATCCTTCTCATTTTTGTAGGATTCTAGCAGATTATTCTCAATAAAGGATTTAATTTTTCCAAAAGTCATTTTACTCATTTTCAAATAAATATTACGAATTTAATAACTTATCAAGTTCTTTTGAAATTTCTCCTAAAGAATCTTGTCCATGACCTAAGTTTATCATAGAAGACCCCTCAATTAAATTGTTTTCTATCAAAATATTTAAGTCTTTTTTCTTAGATTCGGGAGCTAATTCAGGCTCCCCTCCCGGTGGAGCTTCTCCTGCCGGTGGTGCTTCAGCTCCAAGGTCAGGTAATTCCTCTCCTCCCCCAAATGATGGTGGTGAACTTAATTCTTCAGTTCCTCCTGGTGTTGTTTCTGCACCTACTGCTGGTGTTGCACCTGTTGCACTTCCGTATAATTTGTCTATGTTATCAAATAATCCTGTTTTAGTAATAACTGTTGCAGTCGCTTTAAGTTCTTCCCCAACTGCTCTTTCAATTCTTTGTTGTTGTAAATCTAAACGAACTTCTTCATCTGACCATCCAAAAATATGTTTCTTAGCCCATGTAGATGAGGTTGCTTGAATACCATTTCCTGGGTCTGATACTAAGTCTTTGTATAATAATACCTTTTCTTTCCAAACATCAATTTTTAATAAATCCGCTTGAGTAGATGGATTTGTAAGACCAATAGTAAAGTTTGAAAGTTCATCTTCAAATCCTAATAGGAATAAATGAACAATAGCAATTTTATTTAACTCGGCTAACATACTCTTTTGGATTCTGTTAATTGTACGTGCGAATCTAATGTCTTGTAATGCCAAGTTTTTACCATCACCAACAACTTCTTCAAAACCTAAAAATGCTTTAGGTACACGAAGAGCGGTTAATAATTTCTTTTGGATATATTCAATATCAGCAATCTCTGATAAGTTAGTTGCACCAGGTAAAGTAGTAATTGGGTCAGGAGCTGATGGGTCTCTAACAGGGATAAAATAATCTTGGTCAACCGCCATTTGGTTAAACCTCATATCGACATTACCTGTATTTTTGTCAACAATTTGTTCTCTTTTAAATTTGTTTGCAACACGGTTTACGTATGCCTCAACATCATCATCATTCATATTACCCACAAAGACTTTGAACATTCTTCTCTCAGGAGCTCTTGATGTACGATAAATTAACATCGCATCTTCTGATAGTAATAATTGTTTCCAAATTCTTCTTGCTTTTTCTAACATTGAAGTTCCGTAAGGAAGTTTTCTATCGTCACCTAATAATCTAAAGTGAGCAATCTCCCATGATTGAAATTCCATATTTTTATTCTTCCAAGTAAAATGAAGGGATTTTTTGTCTTTCTCTAATTCTTGTGTTATATCAACTGATATTTTTGCACTAACCCCAACCTCATGTCTTTCAATTTCTATTGTTGGTAGTTGTTGTACCCCAACAATACCTTTTTCAGGGTCTAATTTTAAGTAAACAAAGTTATCACCATACTTACAAGTGTTTCTTGTCCACATTGGTAAGTTGGTATTAATATCTAAAGCATTGTTAAATAAATCGGCAAGTACTCCTTTAATTCTTTTTGATTCAGAATAAATTTGTAAGATGAATCCATCTTCATTTGTTGTTGTAGATTCTTCGGCGTATATGTCTAAGGCTGCTGAAATCTCAGGAGTGTATTCCATTGATTCATAATCATATTGTGCAGACAGTCTTGATGGTTCATAATATATTGCTTGTGAGTAAAGGTTATTTTCAACCTTAGCCCATTGGTTTGTTAAGTAAAAAGTTTGTTGTGCTTGTAATTTTTCTTTCTCGTATTCTTCTCTACTTTTTGTGCGTAAAAGTTCCTTCTTATCAAATGTGAAAGTAGGGTAATCTTGTCCTAAAAGTGAATTAGGTCCAAATGTTTGTGATAGTCTTTGCCAAACCGTCAGATTATTATTGTTTTCTGCCATAATGTAAATTTACTTATTACTCTGATAATATAAATACTTATCGTGAATGAAATAACCAAGAGTATTTTTCATAGTCGGCTCGGGATGGACCTTGATTTATTGGGAATTGTCTTCCCATTTGAGGAACAAGTGGATTAAAATATTCTGATGTGTTTTTATTCTCATTCATAACACTTGACCATGAATTTAACATCGCTTTGGTATGGTTCACAACCTTTTCTAAAGATTGGAAAGATTTCTCCGCAACGTATATTGCCATAGAAATACTCATGATACAATCATCATGATGATTTTTTTGGTGGTCAGGTCTACCATTAATGTAAACAAACGTATTCATCTCGTTATAAAGTCTACTTGAATAAATTCTAAATTTATGTCTCATAGATTCTTCAAACGATGCGATAATTTGAACCCTTTTATTGTTAAAGTTAATACCAGGTATCTTCTCATTCATCTTAGGGTCAAACTTCCATTTGTTTGTTGTATCGACGTTATCAACGTACATTCCTGCCTGATAACCCATCTCTTGCATTTTTCTAGCTGTTGCAACTCCCATACCTCCTGTTAAATCAACTACACAATAAGCATTGTACATTGTACCCCATTTATAAGCAATTTCCGCCAAAATATCTGGTGGTATTTTTCCAACATATTCTAAAACTTGTTCTCTTGCATCAAAATCAATAATTTGAATACAAGAAAAATCCTCAGAATCTCCACGAGATACATCAACACCCATAACATATTTATGACCATTAACAGGTTCTTTCCAAATCCAAAGTCCACCACCCATCATTTTTGCAATTGGGTCTTTAACTTGGTTTTTAGATATGTCTGTCATCATTTCAGAATCAAATACATTATCCCCTGAACCCAAAAAGTTACATTCTAACTCTTGAGCAACCTTACGTCTATCGTATTTTAATTTTTTAACCATTCCTTCAAACCAAGCAGAACATGGTTTGTATCCTTGCTCAACATAATCGGTTACTATTGAATGGTCCCTCTCGTATGGATTACTCATTGATAAATCAATGATTACCTCATCAAGGTTATATTCTTCTCTATTCAATAAAAAATGGACTAAATCGTTTGTTTTGACCATATACAAATCTTTTGTATATCTTGGGTCACGGTACCAAAACATTTCAGTAATTTTGAAATCATTCATTCCTCTCAATGATTGGTCATAGATTTCATAATAAATTGGGTCATATCCGTTTGGGGTGGATACTACAATTACCTTACCCCCTGTGGATAAGGATGCCATACAAGCCGCCCAAAAATCTCCGTCAGCTTCAATATACGCAGCCTCATCAAATATTAGAATGGTTGGGGTATAACCCCTCAAGGCATCTCGGGATGTTGCAACGGCTTTAACCTCACAACCATTTGTTAATTTAAAATGTCGTTGAGCATTTTTTTCCTGAGAAAATCCAACTCCAACCCAAGCAGGCCATTGTTCAGTAAATCCTCTAACCTTATTTGCCATCTCCATAGCAGTATCTAATTTGTTGGCAATGATTAGAATTTTTTCAGGTTTGGTTTTTTTGGCAAAAGCTAGTTTTTTTGATGCCCAAGCGGCAGTAACTGTTGAAACCCCTGCCTGTCGGTACTTTAAGGCAACATTTTCATTGTGGTTATCGTAATCTTCTATAAGGGTTACTTGGTCTGGAAATAAGTCTAACGGAACGTATTTGGATACGGTGTTATCGTAAGTCTGTAAATAAGTACGAAGTGCATAAGGAGTATTCCTCAAACACTTCGTTACTTCTATCATTAATTGTTCTTTAGTCACAATGTGGTGTTATTTAGGCCTCGATATACCTAAACTACCCAAGAAATCATCTAAACCATCTTCATCGTCATCGTCACCATAATCGTCTGAATCAGAACCTTCTTCTTCTTGATAATTTTCAAAGTCACTTTTTAATTGTTGTGCTTCTCTCATTATCTCTTTGAATTTTGATGTTGCTCTTTTAACTTTTGATTCGTCTTGAGAAATGGCGTTTCCAATAATTTCTAAAAATTCTTGTGCTGGTATTTGGTACAATAATGTATGAAACCAGTTTATTAATCCTTTATTTGATTCATCGTACATTTCATCAGGTAATGCAAACCTAAGTTTTTCTACAATTTCAGGACCTATTCTAAGTTGCATTGGCTCGTTAGATAATGTATCTACCTGACCTTGAACTTTTTGTCTTAATGAAGGGTCTTTAGGTAAACCGTGTCTTCCTTTAGCTTCTTCAAGACCTTTGATGATTTCATGACATAGGATTGGAAAAATCATACCTTCCGCAACAATTTTTGTGTCTGGTTTTTCTTCTTCACCTTCTTCTCCTTCATCGCCGTCTTCATCATCGTTATTTTTTAACTCAACTTTTCCCGCAACTCCTTGTCCTGTTTGACTCATCATTTCAATCATTTGTTCCATAGTAAAATATAGGAAATCATTGATTGACATAATCCCCAAATAATCTCTGTAAAGAGATGGGTCAATTGCATCTAATCTTGCTTTAATATCAGGTTTTTGAAAAAGGTAATGCCCTTTTTTTGCTGCTCCCTGAATAATGGCATTAATAATATTTCTTTTGTGTTTTTCTAATTCAAGAAGTTCTTCGTCAGTTAAATCTTCAACATCAAATGATGGAATTTCTGGTTTTTCGTCTTCTTCTTCTTCTTCGTCTTCTTCATCTTCAGGATTCATTCTAAAATTACCAGTATCAATAGGTTGTCTATTAAGTAACGCTTCAATTTCATACCAATCAGCAGGAATTTCAGTTTCTTCTAAAGCGGCTTCTTTAGCCAACTCTTCTAACTCTTCTCTATGAGCCGCCTCAATTCTCATAATACCAGGAAGTTTTCTCATCATTTCTTGATAAACCATTCCTTGAACTTGTTGAGAACTTAAATCATTTATTCCTGTAACCTCACTTAACTTTTCAGCAACTTTTTGAAATCTATTACTAATTAATCTTTGAACATCTTCCACACCTTTTTTCATGGCAGGATTTTGAGCGTATAAACTTTCAGGACTAGCCAATTTTCTTTCTAAGTTTGGGTCCATTCTTTCGGGTCTATCTCCGTATTCTATCTGTTCTTTAATCTTATTTGCCATTTTATTTTTGTAGGAGGTTTAATATTACATCAATTACTTTATCTTTTGTTTCTTCTGCTGATGGTTTTTTTGCCTTAGGGGCAG